GAAGCACATCATATGCTTTTGACGCGCGGAGAATTGTCGAAGGACGGCCCGACCCTTGGCAGTATGTGCAAAAATGCATAAACTCATCCGATGATGTTCGAATCTTCCTCGCGGTCGCGTAAATAATTGTCGAACATGCGCTCTAAGTCCGGCTTGTTGCCGGAAAATTCCAACACGCCGTAGCTGTTGCGCTTCAAGTCGGCGTGCGGGCTGAACTGATGTTTGATGAACATATCCCAGCGGCTGATATAGGCGCGGCGCGTCTTGTCGCCGTGCCAGCGGTGCTCGATCGTTCCTGGCACGTACCCAAGTTTGCGATTGACATGGACAAGCGCGCGAGCTTCCCAAAGCTTTACGGCATCGCGATACGCGCCACAGATCTCTTCGGGGATCGAATAATCTGCGAGGCCCGCGATCCCAAGGGCCATGTGGTGGTCGCCAGAGCCCATGCCGCCGAGCTCAAAGAGGCCGCCGATCTTGTCAAGAATTTCACGGACCCAGCACCAAGCATATCCGGAATGCGGGTAGTCGTAAGGGCCGCCGTTGCATTTCCAGAATCTCGTTCCCTTTGGCGCAACAGACTTCCCCGCATGGAAAATGCTCGCGAAGCTCACGTGGGCATCGAGGTGATCATCGTTCGGCCCAAGATCGTAGGCAGTTTTCCACGGCTGGACGACGGGATAGAGATCGAGGGCATGAATCGCCTCTAAAGCCCATCCGGACTTGCGGAAATGAATGTCGGCATCAAAGGTGCCGACATATCTTGCATCATGTGGGAGCCGGGAAATCCCGATGTTCAGGCAGTTTTCCTTCGACCACGCGAGAGTCGTCGCGCGCACGGGAACATGCGTGACGCGCATATGCTCGCCGAGATCGGCAAGATCGTAGCCGCGCGCGCCGTGGGCGACCTCGACGATCGTCACATGGACATTTCCCTCTCGAAGCCAATCCACGATGGCCGCGCGGGCGCAGAGGATGCGGGACTTCCACCGAATCGGATTAGCAACCCCGGTGACAATATGCAGAGTATCTGATTTCATATCGCTCTCAATTCGGTAACTCGGACTTCGGTGCTCAGGCTGCCCCCTGCGAATGCGATCTATGAGGTGCGGGGGAAGCTCACGAAATGGGGAGCCGTTATTGGAAGGCCCCAATCGTGAACGGCCCAGATATCGGGCGCGGCTGATGGTTGAAGTCCCAGACGACGCCTTGAGAGAAGAGGTTCGCGCCCGCGTTGCGCAGCGGCGAGGCTGGCGATGGCGTGAAATTCGCCCCAGATTGATTCGCAAACGCCGGATCGATATCGATCAGCCCATGCGTCTCAAATCCATAGGTGGTTCTCCAAGAAGCCATTGTAATATTTCCAGTTCCAGTGTTTCCAAAGTATATTCCAGTCCCGGTTAACAGCGACCAACTGTTATAATCAATAACCACTGGAGAAAATGATAAAAAATCATCAGTCAACGGCGAATGAATAAGTATTCCAAAATTAGATGCCCCAGAGAATGCATTGTTTTCTATATTAAGTGTCGCGGCTGTGATAGAACCAAGTCCGCTAGACACAAACCCCCAGGCTGCTCCGCCGCCGCCATTTGGCCTCTGGTTCGCGGACCATGATTGGCCGCCGTAGGAAGTATTATTGAAAATATTTGTATTATCCAACGTGCCTGTCGAGCTAGGCTCGAACCACATTGCTTGAGCATTATTTTGAAATATATTATTTCTAATCGTAAAATTATCATGAGAGCCAGGGAGAAATGTTTGTGGGCCAATTCCGACATCATATGTCTGATAGAAATAATTTCTCTCGCACAAGATGCCGGAGTAAGCCCCACCAGGATCAAAAGCGTCCCCTGCCCTGTTGTTGATTCCGCTTCCGCCGCCAACATTTCCACCTCCAACCCATTGGACAACATTATCTCTAAATATGGTATTCGATGCTTTAATAACAATCGCGGCCGAGGCTCCAATATTTTGGAAAGTAAAGTTTTGAAATGTTAAATATGTAAACCCAGCACTCCATGACAATATTCCAGCCCCATCCATCACGAGACGAAGTCCTGGCATTGCTATGGCGGGATTTGTGGTGGAGTAGATCTGGACCCTGAAATTGTCCGTGTTGAAGTTCCAGTCCCCTTGAGACCCCCCGGCGAGAGTCGTCGTTCCTTCGCCGGGCGAGTACCAGACGCCGCCAACGCCAGCGCCAACCATTGTTCCAAAGGATGCGGTGTTCACCGCCGCCGGAGCGCTTCCGCCAAGCGGAGCAAATCCCCAAAGAATATTACCTACATCGTTCGCGGTCCAATAAGGGAACCCACTCACCCCAGCATATTGGGCGGCGGGCTGCGTTGTGGACGTGGCGTTGATTGCCGCGCCGCCGGGAGTCGCCGAGATATTAAAAGTGAAGCCGGAAGGGTTTGTGATGTAGTAGACTGTCCCCGCCGTAATGCCCCCGCCGGTGCTGCTAAAAATAACTGAGCCGTTGACAACGGGATTAATGGTGCTTCCCAAGTTTGCGACGATAGGTTGACCAATTGTAAGGGAGGGGAAAGTGCTATACGCCGTCAAAGTTGGAGGGAAGGTCTGGACGCTCTCCCAAAGGTTCGTTCCGATATTCGTCCATAAGGCTGTGTTGCCGTTCCCCCATCCGTCCGCCGATCCGTCGATAATTGGATTAGGTCCCGTGCCGTAAGCATCATAAACGATTGGATTCCCGATCGTTCCGCCGCCAGTCGGCAAAAACGTTCCGGTGACGGTCGGCCCGGCGCTCCGGTCCCATTTGTCGCCGCGCTTGAACAAAACCGACGTGCCCGGAGCGAAGGTTTGCGCGTTCACATGGGCGATGGTTTTCCATGGCAGCGCAAGTGTCCCCGGGTTCGAATCGCTGCCGGTCGACGAGCTAACATAGAAAGCGGTCTTGCTGATGACCGGACCCGCCAAGGCGCTGCGCGCCGGAGCGCCCGAACCGGCGCCATTGGACGGAGTGACCATGACGGTGATCAGCGCGCCAAGATCGCTTGTCTGGAGGGTATAGGAACCACTGGTGGCCCCGGCGATATTCGACCCCTCATTCTGCCACTGGTAGGCGTAATTCCTTGGGCGATTGGTACAGTTGCCAGGCAGCGCGCTGAGTGTTTTCCCGACCTGCGCCGTGCCGGAGATCGTTGGAGCGCTAAGAAGGATTGGCGGCGCGGCCTGCGACTGCAGTTTTGTTGCGATTTTCCGCATGTCAGTCGTCCGAGATGCCGAGTTGCACAGTAATGTCGGAGGTCGTGCTGGAGGTCAGCGTTGCCGCCGACACCGTGACGAGAACCACATACAGGTTCGCCGCGACGAATTGCGTCGCGATCCCGCTCAATTCCCAAAGCGTGTGGCTGCCTAGCCCATTGTCCGGCGCATTCAACGGAATGACGGCGAGCAGCGAAGCAATATCGGCGGCGTTGATCGCCGGCGCGGTTTTGTCCGTCCATGTGGTATTCGACGGATTTGCGCTGAAAATGTAGGCCTTGAGCGCGGTCGCGAGGACCGACCTCGACGTTACGCGCATCGACATAAGTGTGCCGCTGCCGGCGCCGCCGATCGCGAACGTCAGGAGGCCCCCTATCTCGTTCCCGGCCGCATAGGCGCCGTTTGACGTGACGGCGGGCGTCGCGGTCACCATGGTCGTGCGCCCGATGATCGAGCCGATCGCGTTCGTGCCAGCCGCAATCCCCACGGTGCCGCCGGTGGCCTGCATGGGCGTGCCAAGCGTTGTATTGATGGCTGCCACACCCGCCGCCGTTGCCGCTCCAGCCGGGAGCGGGAGCGACGCGGCAGAGATGGGCTGCGTCACGCCGCTCCCATCGATGCGAAGACCACCCGCTGTAGTTAGCGAGACCGGACTAGTCTGAGCGGTCGTATAACTCGGCGCGGCGGTGGTCACCGCGCCTTGGATTATCACTCCCGTTTCGCCGGCGGTCGCAGATCCCTGAGCTACATTGCCGGATGCGCTTCCAGCCGCCACAACGTTCACGCGAAGATTGCCAGCCGTATCCAAGCTCAGGGGGCTCGTCTGGGCCGTGACGTATGCCGGTGCGGCAGCCGTCACCGCGCCCTGCATAAGACGCCCGGTCTGACCGCTCGTCGTCGAGCCTTGCGCGGCGGCAGTTGGCTGGTTCGCGGCTGTCGCGGCTCCAGCCGGGAGCGGGAGCGACGTGGCGGAAACCGGTTGCGTCGCCTGCCAGAACGTGCCCGTGACGCTAATCGAGGAGGCCAGCTTGATATACATACCGGAGAGCCAGCCGCGAATGCCGACAGCACCAGCCGGCGGCATAACACCGGTTGCATCCGTACCATCCTGAGCGGCCCCGGCTGGCAGCGGAAGCGTGCCCGCGGAAACGGGCAGCGGTACGCCGCCGGTCACACCCTGTACCGGCAACGCAATTGTATCGCTCGTACCTGCCGGGTTAGAGGCCGGCAGGCTATGAACGGTCTGAACAGTGGGGGAGGAAATCGAAATGTCTTGGGGTGCACCACTCATTTTATGTTATCTCCATTATTGTGTGGAAGGCTGAGATGACTAGCGTGTGCAGGTTTCCACGCACATTCATTGCGACGGCAGTTCACGTAGAGCGTGATAATTTGCCCAGCTCGTCGTGATCGTCGAGGGACCAAGTAATTCTCGCCGGCGACGGCGGTGCCTATCTTTTGCAAGGTCTGCGTCCCTTCAAACTGCGACGATCCGAATAGGCGGCATGCGCGAGATGAATCGAGCCCATTCAGCGCGGCAAGCGTCCACACGATGAGGGAGATTGTTTCGCCGGTCCCGGGAAGGCGAAAAGCCGAGGGTGAAGGCCGATGTTTCGAGGCGCGCTTGGTCAAGCGGGAAGACGTCTTGCGTGGCGCGCGGCGCCGTCTATGAGGTTGGCGGACTGAGTAAAATGTAATTCACGACGAACCGGATCGCGCCCGCCGTGAAATTTCCGGTATTTGAGGTAAGCAATAGGGAAATCGCCGCGGCGTCGAAACGCTGAAGCGCCTGCGTGTAGATCACGGTGCTGCCCGCCGTGAGGCTCGGGGATTGCCCCGAGGCGAAATATGTCGCATTCCCGGTGATGCCGAAATTAAAGGTCCCGGTGGGGCCAGTGATCGTCGTCCCAACGCGCCATCCCGCGCCAATGATGAATTTGTAGCCAGCCGGAAGCTGCAACGCCGTGGTGTAGGTCGTCACGCCGGTCGTGAGCGTTTCGCCGCTAGCTCCGGCACTCTCGGCGACAGCAAGCTGAATGAACGAGCCGAAAGGCCCGCGTGCCCCAGACGCCCTGAAGCCTCCCTTCGTCGCGCCGTCCTGGATGAATAATTCCTTTGAATCCGTGCTAATGAAGACCTCACCGAGCGCGCCATTATTGTTGAGGACATTCGCAAGAGTATCGCGCCGAAGCTGAACCTGAACTGACATTCGTAAACCTCATGGTGAGCTTGTCGAACTATCCTATGGAATCCCGGCGCCGAGATCGACGGACGCAAGGAGAATCCCGTCGGTGACGATTCCCCATTGATCGGTTTCCGAAACGGCCGACGATACGAGGCCGAAATCAAGATTCATCCCGAGCAAGAGCGCTTGCGTGACTGGTCCGATCGGTAATCCGGCTCCGGTCGGCGTGTAGGTGTAGACCGTGCACTCCGACAAATCCTCGACCGCCCGCCCGAAGATATTAAAGCTTTGGAATTTTAGGTAGAGCTCGACGCCGATATAGGGGGCAGGCAACGGATATTCGAAGATCACGCCGTCGATCCGCGTAAAAGGCGCGCTGCTCGAATGCGCGGCCGCAGTCGTGCCGTAGAGCCCGCGATAAAGATAGGTCAGATTGTAGGCATTGGCGCCGGTGAGCGTCGCCGTCGCATAGGCCAGCAGCTCTTTGTCCACGAGGCACAACGTCACGCCATTTTGCGCGTCGAGTGTGGTGCCTCCGGCAAGCACCCCGCCGCTCTCGGCAAGTGAGACGGAAAGCGTGTCCGCGACATCCGGGTTAGAGCCGGTTGGTGCGGGCAGCGCGGCGGTAAGAAAACCCTGACGCGCGGGCGCCGCGACCGTTCCGATCTGCCCATAGGTTGCGCCGTCCGTCGAAATCCAAACGAAGGCGCCGCCCCAATTCGGATCGGCGATACCCGACGTCCCTTCCGGCGTCGAAGCGCCGCTAGCCGTAAGGGTTGCCCCGGTGACATTCGCGAACGATTTTAGAAATGTCGGGCCGGTTCCCGCAAACGAAATTTCCGCGCCCCATATGTAAATCCCGTCTCCCGGCGTCCCGGTATAGCTTGTCGTCCCGGCTGGGTTTTCCAGAAGGATCGAGAGAGGAGCAGCCCCGCTCGCCGCCATGGTTCCGGAGATTTGGCACTGGAACCAAGCGCCGCCCACGGCTTCGATCGTGGCACTGATCCCGGCGTCCGGCGTTGCGGCGACAGCCGTGAGATCGAAGTCGCACCCAATCGTCGCGGTGCCGTTGAAAAAATTGAGGCGGAGAGCGCTGCGGGAGCTCGCTTGGGCATAGACCGAGAAAGCAACCGTAGCCCCCGATGCCTGAACTGGCCCAACGCTTCCCTGGATCGTGGAATGCTGGCCGGTCGAGCCATCCTCGGCGAGTAAATAGACTGGAGCAATGCCGCCAGACACAGCCGCTGCGACCTGAGCTATGCCGCCGGTCAGTGATGCGGGAGGCTCATAAAGAGTTGGCACATTGACGCGGGCGGGCACAACGGCCTGGTTCGTCGAAGTTCCGCCGCCGCTCTGAATTGGATACTCAACGGCGGTTGCCGTTCCCCCTGGGAATTCCTCGGCCGTCACGCTCAAAATTCCGGCGTCGTCCTCCTCGATCGAGACAATTCTGATCGCGACATTGGTCAGGCCGAGCGCGGTATCCGTGACGGTTACGAGGTCCATCGGCTCAAGCAGGCAATACTCGAACGAGAGCTTGAAATTATAATGGTTGCGAATGTAAAGGCCGCGCTGGAGAATCAGTTGCGCGGACTTTTGTCCAACAAACGGGTCGCAAATCTCGTTTGCGGTGATGTCGGACGCCATGCGGAGGCCATAAAGCTCGATCGCGTTCTGATCGAACGCGTCGATGGGCGTCGAGTCATAGCCGGTTCCGGTGGAATTATATCTTTGCGAGATTTGCAGCCGCTGCCAATTGTACGAGGCGTAAGGGTCCGAGCGGACGACTTCTAGCGGGTCTTTTCCGTCCTCATGAACAAAATCGTCATCGGCGAGATTGTAAATTGGCGTGACGTTTGGATTGAATGAGTAGGTTCCCGAAGGGTAAAGATTTCCGGTGACCGGAGTATCGCCATAAGGGATGAACTTCAGCTTGCCGCCGGACCACACCGCCGCGCTATTGGTGAGCTGCAGCCAGCGGGCCAAAATGGAATTGGCCGCCTCTTGGTTCGCCAGCACCGGGCTCAGGCCCAGAAAAGATGCCTTGCAATAAGCCTGGTATGACGACCCTCCCGATGCACCAAGCAGCGTAGTCGCATCGATGCTGGCCGCAGGAAAAAGCACGCCATATTGGGCGTTGGTGAGAAAATCCTGAATGATCAAGGCCGGATCGGCGTCGTTCGCATTGATGCCCGCCGAGGCATAAAGATGGCCGCGCACCTCGATTGAAAATTGCGGGAGATTGGGGCTCGTGCCGAGCGCAAAATACTCCGCCGCAAAATAGAAAACCCCGTTGTAGCCGAGGTATTGCTCGCCAAATGGGAAAAGATAGCTCCAAGGCGTCTGCGGCGTGCTGCCATAGGCCGCGAAATCTATCCCGACTTGATCGAAATAGTTTATGCTGTTGTTGAGCCAGATCACTCCAGGCTCGATGATCGGACCCTCGCAGACCGCCATGATGAATCCGGTAAAGTAATTGTAGCCCTGGGCTCCTCCCCCGCCCTTTCCTCCTCCGCCGCCGCCGTTTTGACTTTGCTGAACGGCGGTGAAGCCGCCCGTCCATATGGCGTTCGGGGCGGTTTTATTGGCGCCCCAAATGATCGTGATCGGAACCGCGCTGCTCGACGTCTGAATTTGCAGTCCGGTATATTCCGGGACGTAAGAAGGGCCAGAGCCTTGTCTCAGGAACCCCATGGCGTCAGGCCCCCCAATAAGAATGGATCATGCGCCACATCGCATACCCAGCTTCCCATCCTGCCGCGTATTGCGTAGGATAGCCGCCCCAATCGTCCTCGATGTGCCATCCGAGAAGCCCAACGGCATAACCCTCGGCATAGTGTTCTGGCGTCCCGATCATGCTGCCTTCATCATCCACAGGCTAAAGAACTTTGGGCGTCGCGCGGGGCGGCGAAGGGCTACGTTTCTCGCTACATCTTCCTCAACGACGGCGCGGGCCGGCTGGAAGGCATGGACGATGGTGAGTGGATTCACGCCGGTCACGACGCCGCCATGCGCATAGCAGCGCCCGTAGCGAAAGACCATTACGTCGCCAGGCGACGGCGCGGTCACTTCCTTCGTTCGATCGAAGATGAAGCCTAGGTAGCGTTCCTCGGCTCTATGCAGATACCAGTCGTCCGCATAAGGCCGCGGATCGAACGGGGGCACGAGCCCGCAATCGACGAAGACGCGGACGAGCAGCATTCCGCAATCGACGCCGGCACCCTTGATATCCGCCTGCGCGTGGTAGGGCGTCCCAACCCAGGATCGCGCCTCACGGACGATCCTGTCACGCTGATCAGCTTCAAGGGGCATTCGAAGGATTATTTCCATCCAAGAGCGCTTGAATTATGAGCGGCGCAAAGAGGTATCCGATTCCTTGCAGGAGAACGTAGATTGCCGTGAAGATGAGAAAGATTACAATGTCAACTACCAGAACATTCCATGCGCAAAGCATCGTCAACGACCTTTCCATTGGGTTCCGCGCGGGCTCCGCTGCAACAATGATCGATACCCGCGCCGTTGCAGTTTCGGCATTGCGCCCAAATCGTAAGTCCGTCGTTTTTCATGACTGGATGTAATACGAGAGCGCGGTCGCCAAGGAATTGCCGTGCCGGGTATTTGAGAAGCCCTGTGCCATGGCAAGTCTCGCATCTAATTTAGCGCCTACATTATCCGCCAGTGTTTATGGGGACACTCCCGCCAGGAACAGGTTCATTTTTATTTGCAAATCTATATTGACATATTTGAGGTTTGCTTTATGTATACCGTTCTGTTCATAGTTGCTGCTATGAATAGAACATGGACAATACGGCATGAGGAGAGCTATATTATGTCGAAACACAAGCATGTCCCGGCCGTTACCGATGCCGCGCGGGCAGCGGGGAAGCAACTTGGCGCTTGGGCGCGGTCGAGGCCATGGCGAAGAAGGCGATCGCGGCGGCCGACCACAAGACAGACTCCGCCAACTTCGCAGAGTTTCTTCTTTCAGGGACCGGATCAAAGGCAACCGCCAGGATCGGCGAGTCTCTTTTCCGAATCGAGGGCTAGGAGCTAGCGGCGCCTTGCTCTAGCCGCCGCATCAAGCCGCGTAGGTCGGACTACGTTAACTGTCATAAGAGCTTCCAGGCAACCAGCGGCCATATCAGCCCAAGGACGGCGATAAACACAAGGGCGATCTTCGCACGAACCAACTGTGCATGAAGCGCCGCGATCTCCGCCTTGGCGCGCTCCACATCGTGCGCCAAATGGTCAGATGATTCGACCATGGAGACGATATCGCGGCTGATCTCGGCGATTTTGAAATCGATTTCCGCGCCAGGTTTATCGTTCATGCGCATGGCCTTTCAAGCCGCGTAGGTCGGACTCGGAATATAAGGGAACCCGCGAAAATTCGTGAGATTGTTGAACTTCGTCGTGCATGTCAGTTGGGTGTGATCGCACCCCCAATAGACGGTGAAGGCATCGCCCGCCGCTGGCGCATTCTGCAGCGGATAGGAAAGCGTGAGTGAGATTCCCGCGATGGCGCTTTTGACGTTCGCGGAGATGCTCGCGTTGATCCCCGAGGAGAAAGTCATTGTCCCTTGGTTGAAGTTTGTTGAAGCGCCAGACCAGTTGATGACCGAGACCGTCGAACCGGCCCCCACTGTCCCCGCCGTTCCAAACGCGCTTTTTACGAGCGTGCACCCGGAATCATAAAGGACGTGCTGGCAGCTTGGCGAGTAGACATTCCGCGGCATTTGAAGATCGAGCAGCACCAAATCCGAATTGACGGTGATCTGCGCCGTCGTGCGGCCGATGCTATCGACGGTGCCGACGCGGCCCTTGAATAGGATCACGCTTCCGATGGGATTTGCCGCGTCGCTTGCGGCCCAGGAATTGAGGAACGCCCGCTCGCGCTGAATCTCGCAGCCATCGAACACGCCGTTTCGCAAGGCTTGCAAAAAGGGGACGCCGCCGACCGTATCAGTCGCTCTTGCGGATACGGTGATTTGCTGCTGGTCGACTTCGAGGCCGGCGGCGCATTTGAACTTTAGGCCGTCCACGAGAATGGAATTGGCCGCATAGACGTAGCCGTTGAGCGTCACCGGGATGTCGGCATTGGTGTAGGTGAGGATCAGGCCGGTGAGAAGCGTAAAGGTAAAGCAATCGGCCGCGAACATTTGTGCGTCGGGCTCGGCGCGGACCGTGTTGAGGTAGTTGATGAGAGCGGGTGTCGCGGTTCTCATGGTAAAAGACCTAGCGGGCGAAGGCCTGCTATCTCCTCGGCGCGGGCCGCCAGCCATTCCTCAAACTGGCGGCGACGGCGACGCGCCAATTCATCTTTGCTTGCACGGATATCAATGGCCGTCTTTCCGTTCGATATGGTCACGGCTTCACGCTCCTAAACTTAAGGCTTTCGACCTTCCAAAGGCCGGACATAAAATTCTCGAAATCCAGTTGATCGTCGAGAAACCGGCAGTTGAAGGCGTACGTGCATGTCGCGGTGATCGCATGGCCAGAAACCGGCGCCGTGGTGAAAGTGATCGTGTTCGGCGCCGTCACGGTGAAAGCCCCGGCGGCCACCCCATTGTCAAGCACAACCGGCGTCCCGGTGATCCACGAAACCGGTTCGGTCTCGACATTCGCGCCAAGTCCAAGGGTGCGATTCAGGGTGAAGACCGTTGTCGTGCCATCGCCCAACGCGGGGGTCGTTGCGATGAACGCCGATTGCGTGTTGTCGGTTGGATCGGTATAGAGGAACGTTCCGGCCTGCCCTTGACATTGAAGATAGAGCCCCATGAGCGCTTGCAGGGAATTGACGCCGAGGCCGGGAAAGCTTCCGGCGGAATCGAGGCCCTCGATCGTCAGCTCGAACTCATAAAGCGTGACCGCGTAGAACGGCAACCGCACCTCGCGGCCTGACACATGCGAAGCCACGCGCGTTGAAAACGATGGCCGCTTGTGAACGCTAAAGGCAAGCCCTGGAAGCGACGGGAAACTAAACGGCGTTGTCACTGGCGGTACTCCATCGGGGACCGGCGGCGTGAGGAACGGTCCCTTGCC